CTACTACTTCAGCATGGACTGCTGACCGTGGTGGACACAATGACTTAATGCACATCTTAGTCATCGATGGAGATGGAGCAGTAACAGGAGTTCCTGGATCAGTTGTTGAGAAGCATCTTAATGTTTCTAAAGCAACAGATGCTAAGTCACCTCAAGGCGATAACATCTATTATAAAGATGTAATTAAGAATTTCTCTGAGTATCTCTATTGGGGTAGTCACGAAACAGCACAGGTATATGATAAAGATACTAACGCTGCTGGATCATGGGGTGTGTCAGGTATTAATAAGGAATTTGACCTTATTAAATCAGATTCATCCTTGAATAACATGGATGACCCAAGTGGTACAAATCCATTATCACTCGCTCTACTTGGTACAAAGCATAGAGCAACACTTAAGTATAGTCTACAAGGTGGTGTAGACGGATATACAGTTTCAAGGCCAAACTCACTCGCTGCATACGATCTATTCAACGATGCTGAGACAGTTGATGTAGACTACATTCTAATGGGTCCATCAATGAGTGGTGTTGATGATACAATCGCTAAAGCACAGCACATAATTTCTATTGCTGCTGCTAGAAAAGATTGTATTGCTTTCGTATCTCCTTATCGTGGTGATATTATTGGTCAACCTAGAGTTTCTGATATCGTAACAAGAACAGTTAACTACTACGACCAGTTATCAAGCTCATCATATGCTGTATTTGATAACAACTACAAGTATATCTACGACAAGTATAATGATGTTTATCGTTACATTCCATGTAACGCAGACGTTGCAGGACTTGTATTAAGCACAACTATCAACCAAGAACCTTGGTATTCACCAGCTGGTTTCAACAGAGGACAGTTACTTAATGCAATCAAACTTGCTTACTCACCTCTTAAAGATCATAGAGACACACTTTATGCTTCAAGAGTTAACCCAATCGTAGCATTCCCTGGAGAAGGATTAGTCCTCTTCGGAGATAAGACTGCACTTTCTTATCAGTCTGCATTCGATAGAATTAACGTAAGAAGGTTATTCTTAGTCATCGAGGAAGCAATTTCTGCTGCTGCTAAGACACAACTCTTTGAATTAAATGACGAGTTTACTCGTGCACAATTCAAGAACATAGTTGAGCCTTTCCTACGCAGTGTGCAAGCACGTCGTGGTATCGTTGACTTCTTAGTAGTCTGCGACAGCACTAACAACCCTGCCGAGTCTATTGACCGTGGTGAATTCTATGCTGAAATCTTCGTGAAGCCAACACGTAGTATCAACTTCATCACATTGACATTCACAGCAACAAGATCTGGAGCAAGCTTCAGTGAGTTAGTATCATAATGAGTAAACCGTGGCACGTCTTCGTGCTCAACCTCAAATAGGAGACAAATAAAATGGCAAATGAAGTAGAAAAACTCCCTGGTCAGGAAACCAATGCTAGAGTTTCCACACCAATACTTACTTTTAGGGACAAAATTGGCGATTTAGCCCGTCCTAACCTGTTTCAGGTTGACTTAGGATGGCCTGATGTGGTAACATCAGATGGTAAGCCTGATCCTGGTGCTGATCCTGGATCTACTGCACAAGACAATGAGTCTAAGAGTGGTGCATCTACACTTGGAACTAATGCATCTTCATCAAGTTTCGCAAGTTTCTTGATTAAGGCAGCAAATATACCCGCAGCAACAGTGGGTGTTATTGAAGTTCCTTATAGAGGTAGGACACTTAAGATTGCAGGAGACAGGACGTTTGAACCTTGGACAATTACTGTCCTTAACGACCAAAACTTTGCACTTAGGAATAAGTTTGAAGAATGGTCTACTAAGATTCAAGCACTTCATCAGAACAAGCAATCAACAAATCAGATTGAAAAATATCAGACTAATGCTTGGGTAAGACAATTAGGAAGACAAGGACAAGTCATTAAGACTTATAAGTTTGAGGGTATATGGCCTTCAACTATTTCCGCAATTGATCTTGCATGGGATAGTAACGATACTCCAGAAGAGTATACAGTTGAGTTCCAGGTTCAGTACTGGACATACGACTCTGACAGAAACACAGGTAATTCTACCTCTTTAAGATAGGGTCTATAAATATAATTAAATGGAGATAAGTTGAATGGCACAGTTATTTGGTTATTCACTTGATCGAAAGAAGAAGGGGTCTAAAGGTTTAGGCCCTTCTTTCGTAACGAAAGATTCGGATGACGCAGCACAACCCATTGTAGCTGGTGGTTATTTCGGACAGTACGTAGATCTAGGTGATGCGGCTAATAAAGCAAGTGATGTAGATTTGATTGGTAGATACCGTGAGATGTCTTTACATCCAGAGGTAGATCAAGCAGTCGGAGATATAGTTAATGAAGCCATTGCAGGTGACTTAGACGATAAAACAATAGAAATTAATTTAGAAAACTTTCCTGGTAGTAACTCAGTTAAGACAAGAATTCGTGAAGAGTTTGAAAATGTATTAACTCTACTAGATTTTGATAGGAAAGCATATGATATCTTCCGTAGGTGGTACATCGACGGAAGACTTTTTTATCATAAGATGATTAATCCTGATAATCCTCAGGAAGGTATGACTGAGCTCAGGTATATCGACCCTAGAAAGATTAAAAAGGTGATTGAATATGATAAACCAAAAGACAGGGTTTCCCCCGCAGACCCAGAAGTTAATACTTTAATACCAAAGAGTGTAGAGTACTTCATTTATTCACCTAAGGGGTTACGTGGGTATGAGAACCACGGAATAAAAATTGCACCTGACGCAGTATGCTTTGTCCACTCAGGACAATTAGATATGCAGCGTAACTATGTGCTATCTCATCTACATAAAGCTATTAAGGCAACTAACCAGTTGAGAATGATTGAAGATTCACTGGTTATTTACCGTATGTCTCGTGCACCAGAGCGTAGAATCTTCTATATAGATGTGGGTAACCTACCGAAGCAAAAAGCGGAGCAATATCTCCGTGAGGTTATGTCTCGTTATAGGAATAAGTTAGTATATAATGCTGACACTGGTGAAATAAGAGACGATAAGAAATTCATGTCTATGCTAGAAGACTTCTGGCTACCAAGACGTGAGGGTGGAAGAGGTACAGAAATTTCTACTTTACCAGGTGGACAAAACCTAGGTGAATTAGAAGATATTAAGTACTTCCAGAAGAAACTCTACCGTGCATTGAATGTACCTGAGTCACGTTTAGAATCTGACAGCTCCTTTAATGTAGGACGTAGTGCAGAAATCACACGTGATGAAGTTAAATTCCAAAAGTTTGTAACCAGACTTCGTAAGAGATTCTCTGACCTATTCCTTGACCTACTTAAGACACAAGTTTGTCTTAAAGGTGTCCTAACTCTTGATGAGTGGGACATAGTTAAGGAGCACATCCAGTTTGATTTCATTGCTGACAACTACTTTGCTGAGTTGAAAGAGCAGGAGATCATGAATGAGCGTATGAATCTAGTCGCTCAGATGGATCCCCTAACTGGTAAATATTTCTCTATAGAATATATGCGTAGGCATGTATTACGTCAGACTGAGGTTGAATTCCAAGAGATTCAAGCACAGATGGATGCAGAAATAGCAGAGGGTAAGTTAGTTTCACCTGTTGAGCTTCAAAAACTTGAAGTAGAACAGATGGAGATGGCATTACAACCTCCAGAACCAGATCCCGCAACCTTAGGTATTAGTCCTGCGGATTATAAAAAAGGAGATATCTAAATAGTAATATTGATAAGTAACATTATGCCAACAGATGTAGCAAGAGATATCGTAAACGCATTGTTTGCGGGTAAGAAAGATCTTTCTGATTATGTTGTCCAAGGTATGAATGATAAAGCATTAGATGCCATAGAGACACAGAAGAAAGAGTTGGGTAAAACCATGTTCAAACCACAGGAAGACGGTCCTGAAAACACCGAGCAACCTGAGGATGCAGCACCCGAAGCATCTGCTGAAACTGAAACCGAAACCGAGGAACCAAAAGATGAAACTGATCAGGGAGGAAATTGAAACCGCTAAGGTAACAATCACCGAAGGTAAGAATGGTAAGAAAAACCATTTTATCGAGGGTGTATTTTTGCAGGGCGAAATCAAAAACCGCAATGGTCGGATGTATCCCATTTCGACTCTTCAACGTGAGGCGGTTAACTACAACAAGAAGTACATCGAAAAAGGACGTGCTCTTGGTGAGTTAGGTCATCCAGATGGTCCTACTATCAACCTAGATAGAGTGTCACATCTAATTACTTCTCTTAAGCAAGAGGGTAATAACTATGTGGGTAAAGCAAGACTATTGGATACACCAATGGGTAACATTGCTAAGAACCTCATTGATGAGGGTGTCAAGTTGGGTGTTTCATCCCGTGGACTTGGTACCATAAGAGAAAGAGATGGTGTTAAAGTCGTCATGGATGACTTCATGCTCGCAACTGCTGCCGATATCGTAGCAGATCCTTCCGCACCTGATGCTTTCGTCAATGGAATCATGGAAGGACGTGAATGGATCTACAATAGTGGAGCAATTCAAGAGCAAACAGTGGAGCAAATCAAAAAAAGAATTGATAATGCTGCACTAAATCAAATGGAAGAGGTAAAACTTTCCGCATTTAACCAGTTTATGTCACAACTGTAATAACCTGGTTGTCTAAATAACTAATAGCAATCGCATTTATCGATACGGAGACTACAATGTCAGAAGAGAACAAAAAAACTCTGGATGAATCAAGTGTAACCGCAGGAGCGAAGCCAGCAGAACCTCAAGGTAAATTAGGTCCTGATGGTAGTAGTCTCGCAGGTGTACAAGATTTAGGAGGTCCAACACCTTTCAATTCAAAGCCAGATGACGATAGTAACAAGTATAAGACTATCGCTGGTGGAAACGCCCAAGCACCTACAACTAAACCATCTGATGCTTCCGCACAGAAGGCAGAGTTTAGTGATAAAGGTGACGTAAAAGCAGGACACGAGCCCGAAGGCGACGTGATTGCTGAAACCCCTGCTGAAGAAAGCGTCATTGAAGTAGATTTATCTGCTGACGTTGCTGCACTTACTGAAGGTGAGAACCTAAGTGAGGAATTCAAAGAGAAAGCAAAGACAATCTTTGAAGCTGCGGTTGTTTCTAAGCTAAACGAAGAACTAGAGCGTATGCATGAGGACTATGCAAAGGCACTAGATAAAGAAATTGAGACAGTTAAAACTGAACTCGCTGAGAAAGTTGACGACTATCTTACCTATGCTGTTGAATCTTGGATGAAGAAGAATACTCTCCAAGTTGAAGCAGGTATTAAGGCAGAGATGGGAGAGCAAGTTCTTAACGGTCTTAAGCAAGTTTTTGTCGAGAATTACATTGAACTTCCCGACGAAAAAGTTGATCTTGTAGATGGTCTACAAGCACAACTCAATAATATGGAAGCGAAACTCAACGAATCAATTGAAGAAAACGTCGGTTTGTCTAAGCAAGTCGGTGGCTATATTAAGAATGGGATTGTGACAGAGATTGCAGAGGGCTTAAGTCTCTCTCAGAAGGAGAAACTAGTCTCCCTCGCAGAAGCTGTTGAGTTTGAAAATGAAGAATCCTTTAAAGCAAAGGTTTCTACACTACGTGAATCCTATTTCTCTACGAAGCCTGAGAAGACTACGGTCTCTGAGGATGTCCAAGTAGAGAACGCCCCTGAAGCTGGCAGTGCTATGGATGCATATTCACAAGCAATTGCACGTTGGGCAAAATAATCCACAATTTCTATTCTTAAACGGAGTCAGTTAACAAAATGTTTAACGCAGAATCACTCCAAGAGAAGTGGAACCCTATTCTAGAGCACTCTGAGCTCGATCCTATTAAGGATACTTACAGAAAAGCGGTTACCTCAGTACTCTTGGAAAACCAAGAAAAGTTTTTGAAAGAAGAGCGTGGTCTCGTAACTGAAGCAGCACCTACCAACTCACTTGGTGGTACTGGATACTCAGGAGGTAGCACCGCTACAGGTCCTGTTGCAGGTTTCGACCCAGTTCTAATTTCATTAATTCGTCGTAGTATGCCTAAGCTAATCGCTTATGACATCTGCGGAGTTCA